TAATATTTTCATTAATAGTTATTTTAATCGCCATTTATTTTTTAGTAATAACATTTGGTAAACATAATAATATATTAGAAAAATTCGATACTAAAAATTTATATAATAATATTAAATTTAGAGATTATTTTAGTTCTGTTAATATAAAACCTTACGATGGTTTAAATTTCATTAATAAGGAAATTGATATGAACGAAATTTTAAAAATTTTAGAAAATAATATTGATAAATCAAATATAGTTGAATTTGATTTCAAAAGTTTAATGGATTCTTGTCCTTATATATAAAATGACTTATTTAAAACCAAATATATCTAATCAAAAGTTTTCTGAGATATTAAAGTATCACATCTCAGAAAATAAACCCTTATCTATGTCAAGGTTCGGTGACGGTGAAATCATGTTCATTAAAAGGTGTTTACCTTTAAGGTTAAAATCACAATTTTGCTCTCGGTGGGGTTATAAATTGAATGATTTTAAAATAGGTGAAAATTTAGTTCTAGAAATATTAAATAGGTCTTTAAGGGATACCGATATTTTAGGTTTTATGAATAGTGAAAATGATATATGTAAGTCATTAAATGGTTGTAAAAAAGAAATTTGGTCTTTACCAAAAGAAAAAATAACATCATTAGGCAGGTCGAAAGAAATTATGGTGTGTGACCACCAAGTATCTAGAAGTAAAGAATTAGGGAACCTAAATAACCTCAAAAATATTATAAATGGTAATAAAATATGTTTAGTATCACCACGAACAAAAACTTTAAAAAATATTAAATTAGAAAATATCTTAGATTGTGAAATTAATTTTATTAACGTACCATACGAATATAAACTAACTGATAGGGATAAAGTTTTAAGTTATTTGGAAAATATAAATGAAAATATTGTAATATTATCTTTGGGTTTACTAGGAAAAGATTTCCCAAGTTATTTAGCTAATCAAAAAGGTAAAATAGCTTTAGATTTTGGTGCGACAGTAGATGCTTGGGCTGGGATAAAATCTAGACCTTGGTTCGATAATTTACAGAATCATTGTTTAATAAAAAAATAAAAAAAAAATAATAATAAAAAATGTCAAAAGGAGTATACAAAATAACCGAAGAGTTTGAAGATGAAATATCTAAATATACAGGTGCTAAATACGTAGTGACTGTAGATAATATGAGTAACGCTTTGTTTTTAGCTCTCAAATATGAAAAAGTGGAGGGTTTGGAAATAACCATACCGTCAAGGACTTACCCATCTGTACCTTGTGAAATTATTCACGCAGGAGCTAAAGTTAATTTTAGAAAAATTAAAGGTAAAAAATTAAAAGGAGCTTACAATTTAGAGGGTACAAAAGTTTGGGACTCAGCTCTAAGGTTTACAGCCGACATGTATATACCAAACACACATATGTGCCTATCCTTTACTGGTCCATATAAACATTTTAAATTGTCTAAAGGTGGGGCTATTTTAACAGATGATTATGAAGCTTATTTGTGGTTTAAAAGAGCTAGATACAGTGGTAGAAGAGAATGTTCTTATCATGATGATAATTTTGATATGATTGGTTGGAATTATTATATGATGCCTGAGTTAGCCGCCAGAGGATTATTATTAATGAAACAATTCTATATTGGGGATGAAAAAACAAAAAACGAAGATTTAGAATTAATGTATCCAGATTTATCAAAATTTGAGGTTTATAAAAAGGCTAATAGATAAAAAATTATTATGAAAAAATTACTATTCTTAGGGGGTTCAGATATACAAATACCAGGTATAAATTACGCTAAACAACTAGGTTATTATGTTATTACATGTGACTATCTTCCTAATAATCCAGGACATAAATTTAGTGATAAATACTATAACGTTAGTACTACAGATTTAGATGCGGTATTAGAGATAGCTAAAAAAGAAAATATTGATGGTATCACCGCTTATGCGTCAGACCCAGCTGCCTTAACAGCTAGTTATGTATCTAAAGAAATGGGTTTAAGAGGTGTACCTTTCGAATCAGCAAAGATTCTATCAAACAAAGATGATTTTAGAGTTTTCATGGAAGAAAATGGGTTTAAACACCCAAGTTATAAAAAAGTTAATTCCATTCAGGATGTAAAAGATTTTGTAAAGGAACATGGTAAATCCATAATAAAACCTGTAGATTCATCTGGTAGTAAAGGTATTACTATTATTGACTCCGACTCTGACGTAGAATCTATATATGAAGAATCTATGAAATACACTAGAAATGGTAGGTTAGTTATAGAAAAATTCATTGAAAAACTAGGAGACCAAATATGTGGTGATGTTGTGGTAGTAGAAGGTAAATTAGTTTTCGCTGGTCATGGTAATGTACATTTTGATAAAGTCTGTGACCCTGTAACACCTTGTTCCATCACATTACCATATAATAATGATGTGAAGAAAGTGGAGGAATTAAATAATATATTACAAGATATTTTCAGTAAATTAAATATAGAACATGGTACATTTAATATCGATGCTTTAATAGATACTAATGGTGACGTATATGTTGTTGAAATAGGAGCTAGAAATGGTGGTAACTTATTTACTGAGTTAATCAAAAAAAATAGTGGTTTTGATATTGTTAAAGCAACATTAGTGAATGCTGTAGAAAATTTAACTATTAAAGATTTAAATAAAGGGTATACCGATAACAATAAAACCCCTTACTGTTCACACTACGTTATACATTCAAAACATAATGGTATATTAGAGGATATTGAATTTACAAATGAGATTAGTGGTAATATTTTTTACAGAAATATAAAGGTTAATAAAGGCGATAAAGTATCTAAATTTACTGGTTCAAACAAGAGGATGGGTCTTTGTCTTTTAGAATATGAATCTTATGATGAAATGATTGAAAAAGTATCTAATTTTGATAAGTATGTTAAAGTAAAATTAAAGTAATTATGATAGATGAATATGGTATACATATAGGAACCCAATCAAAAACCATAGGAACAAAATTCCATGAGAATAGAGGAAAACCAGCTTTATTAAGAAAATTAAATGAAGACCCAACCCATCAAATTAATTGGGAAACACCTTATTACACTAAATTTATTGATGAGTGTATTGGTGATATGGATTTATCTGATAAAACCATCCTAGATTTAGGTTGTGGTGACGGTAGATTTACTGAATATATGATTAATAAGGGTGCTAACAATGTTATTTGTTTAGACTCACATTATGAAGTTCTATATGTCTTATCTGAATATAGTAAAAAGGCTGGGTTTAGGGATAAAATAACTTTAATTAATTGTGGAGCCGAAGATACACCCATAGACCCAAACAGTGTAGATATTATTATAGCTTTAGGTGTATTCTATTATTTAGGTGATAATCAACAAAAAGGTATTAAATCTATGTATAACATTTTGAAAAAGGGTGGTATGATGATTTCCTCAGAACCTAACTTAGAAGGTATAGCTTTACGTTCATTAATATTTAATGGTATTGAAGACATGGTAGATAATTTTGAAAGTAAAACCTTTAAGGAAGAACAAGGTAATACTGAATATAGGTTTCCTTTACATAGCAAAAATAAAATATTATCTTTATACAAAGACTCTGGTTTTAAATTAGAGACCCAAAAAGGGTTATCCGCATTCCACCAATTTATAAGAATAATGTATGTTAGGGGTATGATTAGTCAGGATATTTTAAATAAAAATTTAAAAAATCTACGTGTTATTTTTGACTTTCTCGATAAAAATGGTGATATTAATAAAACTATAATGTATAAACATATAAAAAAATAATATGAAATATAGTAAAATATTGGATTTGGTTGGTAATACGCCTTTATTAGAATTTAAAACAAAAGAAATACCTAAAAATTGTAGAATATTTGTTAAATTAGAGGGATTTAATCCTTCTGGTAGTATAAAAGATAGGGCCTGTGTTTATAATATTAAAGATGCTATAGAAAGAGGTAATTTAAAAGAAGGTATGACAATTTTAGACGCTTCTAGTGGTAACATGGCTTGTGCTATATCTTATTATGGGAAAGTTATGGGTTACAATACTGAATTAGTTTGTGGTAGTAAATTAACACCTGATAAAGGTAACTTTATCGAGTATTGTGGTGCTAAATTAACTATGCATGGAGACTTTACTATAGAAGCTAATAGATATTGTAAGGATGTTATAGTACCAAACGACCCATCAAAATATTGTTTTCTAGACCAACTACATAATGAGAACAATCCATTAGCTTCATATGAAACTTTAGGTCCAGAAATATATAAAGATATACCACAAATTGAGATGTTAGTGGGTTCATTAGGTTCTGGGGGTAGTATGTATGGTTGTACTAAATATTTAAAAGAAAAAAACAGTAAAATTAAGTCCATAACTGTAGAATCATCATCTGGTTATAAAATACCTGGTACAGGAACTTTTGTAGATGGTGATTATGTAACACCATTTATTCATGAAGGTAGAAAAAATTTATTTAATGGTTCTGTTAGGATTAATTTACCCAATGCTAAAACTAGAACTAAACAATTATTAGAACAAGGTATATTTGTAGGTTGGCAAACTGGTGGTGTTTTAGACGGCACTATACAGGCAATTAAAAAATATAATATTAATGGTGACGTTGTTATGATATCTGGTGATTCTGGTTGGAAAAACATGAATAAACTAATCTCTAATTAAATAAAAAATGATAAATATAGGAATAGATTTTCACGACACAATATCTTATAACCCAGAGTTTTTTAAAAAATTGATGCAATCGTGGGGTGGTAATGTTTACATAGTAACTGGTACTCCTTTATCTAAAAAAGAGGAGACCATAAAACAATTAAATGATATTGGTGTAAGTAGAACTATGTATGTAGATATTTTAATGGGGTTTGAATACCTCAAAGAAGAAATGACGATGGAACATTTCCATAAAATGAAAAAACATAAATTAAAACACATTAAAAATAATAACATATCGATATATTTTGACGATAACCCATTTTACATAGATTATTTGAGGAATAACGGTGTTACAACATTTCAAACAGTTTTAAATGATGAATACTTAGATGAATTTGAAAATAAAAATAATTTTTTTACATGTAATTTACAAAGAAACCAGTTTGATTATCTAAAAAAAGAAGTTGTATAGTTTATTTTAACAGTGTACATTCTAAATAATGTTATTATATTTTTTAATAAATTTAATAATAAAATTTTATGGCAAGAAGAAGGAATAAAAATCTAAGTGAAGAGGATTATTTAGAAATACAAGAATTTGTTTATAGTAAAAATGTTGAGGAAGACAAGTTTCTAACCTCAATGTCAGTTAATTACAAGTGTAAAAATGAAAATCAAGGTAAGGTTAGGGATTCTATAAGGAACAATGAGATTACCATTGTTTCAGGTTTACCTGGAACTGGTAAAACTTTTCTAGCTTGTGCTGAAGCTCTTAAATTAATCAAATCAAAACCTAAGTTTAAAAAAATACTATTAGTTAAATCTGTTACACAACTAAAAGGTGAGGAATTAGGTCATTTACCTGGAGACATTCAAGAAAAATTCGACCCATATATGGGTTCTTTTGTTGATAATTTTGAAAAGATTATTGGTGAGTCTTTAACTAGTAAGTTAAGAGAATTAAGTTTGATTAATATCCAACCACTAGCTTTCGTTAGGGGTAGAAGTATTGATAATACTATTATTATTGTTGATGAAGCACAAAACATTTCTATTGATAATATGAGAACACTAATGACACGTATAGGTGATAATTCTAAAATGATTATATTGGGTGATGTTAAACAAAAAGACATTAGAAATAAAAAAGATAGTTCTTTAGAAATAGTATTAGATAGGTTTAATGAAATAGAGGGGTTTGGTTGTGTAGAATTAAGGAATCCAGAGGATGTAGTAAGAAACCCAATAATAAAAATAATAGAAGAAGTTTTTGAAAATATAGGATAAAATGAAAGTAGGTATATCAATAGATGGTGTTTTAAGGGATTTATTTAATCAAATAGAAGAAACACATAAAAAATATTTCCCTACTGAAGAAGGTGAGGAACAGGTAAGGGTTAAAGATTATGATTTCGAAAAATGGATTACCTTCCCCAAAGAAGAAGTGAAACAAGGTGAAATGGAGTTTAATCCGGACTTCAATGAAGATAATTTTTTAGAATCCGAAGAAAACACTGAATTAACCGATATTGTTAAACAAACAACAGTAGAAGAGTTTTTATATGAAAAGTGTACGGTTGAGATTTTTGGATATGCCGATGAGTCAGTTAAATCAGCCGTAGAGGTAATAAATCAATTAATTTTGGAAAACACACAACATGAATTTCATATAATGTCTAGGGAAGGTGGATTAGCTATACCATCAACACTATTTTTTCTATCTAAAACTAAATCAATATGTTCTAACATAAATTTTGTTACCGAACATAGTAAGGTTTGGGATTACGTAGATGTTATGATTACCGACCACCCAAAAGTAGCTAATTCAGTACCTAAAGGTAAATTAGTTTTATTAATAGATAAAGAATTTAATCAAAATATAAAACAAAGTGGTACTAGGGTGAAAAGTGTAAAAGAGATTGATAATAGAGTTTTAGATACTTTTAGTGAGGCAATAGAAAACGGTGACTATAATAGTGAATGGATTTTATAAAAAAAGAGTTTACAAATAACAAAAAGATATTATTAATTAACTATGAATTTATTTGATATAGCAGGAGAAGAATATTATTTCGATTTAGAAACTATAGCCGACTTTGTTAGGTTAGATGGTGGTAAGTCAAAAAACGGTTTGGATTATCTTCTAACTAAAAAAGATGAAAATGAAGAAACTGTTATTGAAAATAAAGAATTACAAGAAGAAATGTTACAAGGTCCACTAATAGATATGACTAAGTGGGATTTAACTAAAGCTATGATTGAGACTATTTTATCAGAAAATGGTATTGTAGATGAAGCCATGGGTGTTACCAAGTTAGGTGAACAGTTATCAATCCCTTTCCGTCTATCATTTAACACCTTAGTTAGGCATAAAATAATAAAAAACAAATAAAAATTATGGAAAACACAGAAAAAAATAATGAAACACCAAAAGAGGTGGACATTAAAAACCTTCTGGAAACACAATTAAAAAATTTAGAGGAAAATAATTTTAATCTATATTTTTTTACTATGGATACCAAAGGTAATCCAACTGCGGGTATTGCTAATATTTACAAACATGTCAAAACTCTAAATGATTTAGGTTATAAAGCTAGCATACTACACGAAAAAAACGATTACACAAGTGTCAACACTTGGTTAGGTGAAGAGTATTCTAAATTACCACATGTTTCAATAGAAGAACAACAATTAAAAGTTAACGCTGACGATATTATATTTATACCAGAAATATTCTCCAATGTTATGGAACAGACCACTAAATTACCTTGTAAAAAAATAGTTTTTTGTCAAGCTTATGATTATGTGTTGGAGATGATGATGCCTGGTAAAAGATGGATGGATTACGGTATTGATGAATGTTTAACTACATCAGATAAACAAGCTGAATATTTAAAAAATTTAATGGGGCCAAATTTAAAAACAAAGGTAATACCAGTATCTATCCCTAAGTTTTTTACCCCAAACGAAAAACCAACTAAACCTATTATATCTATATTTACTAGGGACCAAAGAGATACGGTAAAGATATTTAAATCTTTCTATTTGAAATACCCACATTTAAAATGGTTTACATTTAGAGATATGAGAAATATGTCAGTTGAAAAATACGCTGAAAACATGTCTGAATGTTGTATTTCTGTTTGGGTGGATGATATATCTGGTTTCGGAACATTCCCACTAGAATCTATGAAATGTAATATACCAGTACTAGGTAAAGTACCTAATATGGTACCTGAATGGATGGAAGATAAGAATGGGTTATGGACACATGATATTAATGCTATCCCAGATATTTTAGCTAATTATGTACAAGCATGGTTAGAGGATGCCGCACCAACAGAACTTTACGAAAAAATGGGTGAAGTTAAGGATAAGTACACAGAAGAAACCCAAAAAGAAAAAATACAAGAGGTGTATAAAGAGATAATTGATGAAAGAATAACTGAGGTTAAATTTAAGTTAGAAAGATTTGAAGAAATGTCAGCTATGAGTTCAGAAGCAAATAATGAAATTAAAAATTAATAAAAATGGATAATATAACAGTAATTTTACCGATACATAGATTACAAGAATCTGAAAAAGATTACCTAAAAGACGCTATTAAAAGTTTAGTGATTCAAGAAGTTGAATCAAAACCAAGATTATTAGTTGTTGCTGGTAGTAAGGAAATAAAAGAAACTATGGATTCATATGAATATGATGATGAAATTAAAGATAACGTTAAGGTTGTTCTAAATGATGGTAAAACTGATTTTTGTTCACAAGTAAACTTTGGTGTTAAGAACGTTGAAACAGAATGGTTTAGTATTTTAGAAATTGATGATGAATATTCTAAGATATGGTTTAAGAATGTTGACAAATATATGTCACATTACGATAACGTAGATGTGTTTTTACCATTAGTATTGGATGTTAGTACCGAAGGTAAATTCTTACACTTCACCAACGAACCAGTTTGGGCTCCTGAATTTAGTGATAAATTAGGTTTCTTAGACAACGATTCATTACTAAACTTCCCCAACTTCCAAACATCGGGAGGTGTATTTAAGAGAGACGTGTTTAATTCTGTAGGTGGTTTAAAACCTAGTATTAAGTTACACTTTATTTATGAATTATTATTAAGAATGACTTATTACGATAAAACGGTTATGACAATCCCAAAGTTAGGTTATAAAAAAACTAACATGAGAGAGAATTCTTTATTCCATGACTATCAACAAGGTACAACCAAAATAGACCCACTAGAAGCTAAATGGTGGTTTAACACAGCTAAAAAAGAGTGTTATTTTAAACAGGACAGAGAAATAACATATGATAGTGAAGTAGAAACAGTTTAACAATGTCAGACCAGCCAAAGAAAAGGGGGAGAAAACCCACAAAAAAACCTTACTTTGGTCCAGAAGAGGAAGAAGCAGTAAAGAGATATCTTGAACTTGGTAAATTAATAGAAGACCCAACCACACAGGATGGGTATAGATGGACAGGTACGACAGAAGAGGATATTCAAAGAAATAGACTCTATAGTAAACATTTAAAAGCACCATTAAATAAAATGGTAGAGAGTATTATAAGAAGATACAAACTCTACTCTAAAACAATGGAGTTTGAAGATTTACATGCTGATACTTTAGGTTTTTTACATGTAAAGTTCCATAAGTTTAAACCAGCTAAAGGTAAAAAATCATATTCATATTACGGTACTGTTTGTAAACATTATCTTCTAGGTAAACTAATAAAGGAAGATAAAAAAATGAAACAAAACTTAAATTTTGATGATGTGATACCTATGGTAGAAGAAAAAGATGAGTTAATATATAGTATTGATGAACCCACATTAGATTTAAACCTACTAATCAAGAACATAACAGAGTCAATTAAAAAAGAAATGGAATCTAAAATTTTAAATGATAATGAAAGAAAGGTAGGAGAAGCTTTAGTGTCTATACTTAGTAACTGGGAAAATTTATTTGATGATGATAACGTACCTGGTAAAAATAAATTTAACAAAAATTTAATCCTTTATTATATGAGAGAAATGACATCTCTAAACACAAAAGATATAAGGAATGCTATGAAACGTTATAAAACAATATATAATGTTCTAAAACAAGAATCTTTTTAAAATTAACCATATTAGATATTTATTATAAAAAAAGACTATGGCCAGACCAAAGAAAAAAGAGGTTAAATTAAGTACTGATAGTTTTTTGGGTATGGCTCAAGAAGCTTATAATGAGTTAGTTGAACAAAGAAGTACAGCGATTAGACAAATCAACGAGAATAAAAAGAAAGTTGATATTGATGATATGCATGATTTAGTTAATTTAAATAAAGCTAATACTGATTTACTTAAACTAGTAGATAGTACTATTGACAAGAAATTATCTTTAGTTAAATTAATGAGTACATTAGTTTTTAAGGGTGACAGTGTCACCACAACAAGTGGTGAAAATTTAACCCCAGAAGATATGGAACTTCTTAGAGATATGTTTACAGAAAATAAAGAAGAGGAGTAATGGGTTTTATTGATGATAAAAATAGTTTAGTAAAACAGATATCACTTTTTGAGGTGTTAGGTGACTTACCTGAGAATAAATTAGTGTCTAACATTGATTCTGTTAAATCTAAATCTTTTAACCTCATACCTTATTTACTAGACTTACTTGGTATGGTCTGTAAAGATAATACAAAATTCCCTAAAAAATCTGATAAATTAAAATGTGATTTAGTTAGGATTTTAACAGAAATACTTGTTGATTTTTTCCCAGTCCTAATGGAAATACTTAAAAAGGGTATCGCTAAAGGTTTAAAAGCTGGTCTTTTATGTCCTGGAGATTTTAAAATGCCCTCTGCTTCATTAGCAATCAATTTAAAACCAGATGAATTCGATATCGGTAGGTTAACGACTTTAGATAAAACACAGTTTCCAGCTAATTTACTTTTCGGTGATTCGGGTGAAGATTTAAATGGTTTACTATCTGATGTCATTCAAGGTGGTAATGGTACAATAGCAACGTGGAAAAATATTATGGAGTTTGAAAATGTAGACATACCTTTAGGTAACAACACATCTACAATGGGTTTAAAGGCTAGTCTTAATCCACAATATATTGGTAAGGAGTTTGATGTATTTTTAAAAGATTTTTTGAATAGTACTCAGTTATTTAGTAAAGACAACTTTATACCAAACTTAATCAATCAGTTTCAGGGTACTATAGATAGTGCACTAAATAAAAGTTTAGGTAATTTAAGTATGGATAGTGTTACGGATAAAGAGAAAGTGGATAAAATGATTGATAAAATTTTAGATGTTGACCCTTGTTCACAAGATTTCACATTTGATAATAGTTTTTTTGAATTCAATAATGATGATTTATTGAATATTGAAAAAAAGGCGTTAAATAGGTTAAATGGTACCAAAGTAATTAGTTATTCTTGTACACCAACTGAGTTACAAAACACCACAGATTTATTTCCCCAACCTCAAATAAACCCACAAGCCGAAATCACCACCAAATCAGAAAAAATGGATAGGGGGTTAGCTTTTTCAATGATAAACTCTTTATCTAAACAAGTTACTTTTGATGATGATGAACAGGTTAGAAAATCAATTAGTTTTGAGTTAGCAATGGCACTACCTAAATTAAGTAGTAACATAATATTTTCACCTAAAATAAAAGTTTTAACTCAATTCTCTAAAAATTTAGTGACAGGTTCGATAGATACTGGTAACACTAACTTTGATTTTGCTAAAGCTAATAAAGTATTCTTCGAATATGTGGTTAGAGAATCATCAGCAGCTTTATTAGAGATACTATATAATCAAATAAAAGAAGAAATAATGAAAATGGTTGCAGGTTTAGTCGCTAAATTAGTTATGGAACTCGCCACTAAAAAATTAAATCAAATAAGAAGTTTAACTGGTGGATTTGACGTAAAATCTGGTTTATCAGCGATTAATGTACCAGATGTATCACAATATTTATAAAAAAAAAGAAAATGGCTAAACTAGGATGTGAAGATAATAACCCAAGACAAATTAATTTTAAACAACCAAAATCCATATTGAATGGATTATTAAACTTATTTAAGGTACCTAGGGAGTTACCAACACCAACCCCTAAAGCTTTAATATTAGCAGCTAAAGGTAGACCAGGATTAAGTCCTAAATTAATAGCTTCTAGAATTATACAAAGACAGGCTGAAGCGGGTATACCAGTAGGTCCATTACCAAGTGGTAAAATATCTCCTGGTGAGATAATGGAAAAAATAAGAGCTGAAGAAATGGTAAAAGCAATAACCACTGAAATGAAAATAGAATTAGCTATAACACCAGGTGGAAAATCAATTGTATCCGGTACAGCTGGACCACTACCCGTAGTTGGTAACGCTGTAATAGCGGATATATTAGGTGGTTCTGCTGTAGCTTCATAAAAACATGGAAAAATGAGAAAAATAACTGATAGGTCAACAAGTGATTTAATGGAGTATAGAGTTAATCTAGAACAAGACTTTAATTTAGCCAAAAGAGAATTAATATTTAGAGCTAAACACTTTGAAAATATTAAAAAAGAGTATCATATGGTTTTAGAAGAAATAAAAAAACGTCACGGAATTAAGTAATTATGGCAATAAAATACGATTTAAATTTTCATAATAATACTCAAAGTGATTATGAGTTTAAAATAACCCATTGGGGACAAGTTGTTTCAGACCCAAAAGATGACCCTAAAGGTGCTGGTAGGTGTAAGGTCTTTATAAGGAGATTAGATAAACATATGCTTGGTTCGGATGGTAACCAAGTCAACGAAGAAGATTTTTTAAGGGAACCAGAAAAATATACAGATGTTGTTGATGGGTTACCATGGAGTTTACCTTTAGAAAATAAATTTATGTCGGTACGACCTAAGTATGGGGAAACCGTTGTTGTTATCATAGCTGATAAAAAAAGTCCTTATTTAGAAAGATTTTATTTCGGACCCTTTATCTCCCAAACAC